GTCCTCTTTACTGTAGTAAACCTTTTCTTGCGACAACTTTTTAGCTATTTCATCGCATAAGTGCCAGCAATAATTATTAGCTGACAGCGTTCGCGCCTTTGAGAGCGGTTTTATTTCTACCTCAAGGGTTTTCCCTCGTCTAATCGATTCTTGAAGCTTCTGAACGTCTTCTGCTTCTCTAAAGGGCACCGATACCATTAAACCAATACCTTCAGTACCCCTTAATACAACTAAATCTTTTACCGTGGTTTTCATTCCATTGCCTCTTCTGCTGCTTCTATTGCATCAAGACACGTTTTTGCACAG